TGTTGGTAATTCTGACTTACAATTACAAACCGGTGAAAGATTACAACAAAAAATGGATGAAGGTAAAGAACTAACAAATGTTGAAAAAGATTATATGAACAACATTATGCCTATTGTCAATAACACCGTTTCTAATTCTGCTTCGTATAGTGGTAGTGGTGAACCTTCATCAGTAGATACTACTGCTACTAAAGTTATACCTACTTAATCTAAACCCAAATCTTTACCCCATGGACCCTCATAATTAGGTGTAGGATATTTGTCTTTTCTTTTGAATTTAGTTTTGTCTTTATGAACTTGAGTAAGTCCATGTTTAGGTGTTTTCTTTCTAGAAAAGATTTTATTCCATGAATCAGCAAAGACTTTTTCTGAGACAACTTTAGGTCTTCTTTTACTTCCTTTGCCAGACATGACTATACTCTTCTGAAACCTTTTTGTGCAGCTCTTCTAGCTTCAAGTTTCTTCTTTCTTTTGATTGATTGATTTCTCTCGTTTCTTTTTGAAGCTGGTTTTTCAAAGTATTGCCTATCTCTAACCTCTTTAACGATACCTTTTTTATCACATGCTTTTTTGAATCTTCTTAACATTCTATCGAAAGTTTCTAATCCATGTTTTGGGTGTTTTCGTTGTTTGATAGTTGTCATCATTTATATTATAGTTTAAATATTCGCTCTTGTCTAGTAGTTTTTAAAAAGATGTCAACTAGCCCCACGCTTTACAGCATTCCCGCCGTTGACCGATGATTCCGCGCTAAAACAAATCATCTTTCCCTTACTGAGTTCCCCCAATCCACGGTCTCAGTTTGCATGACATCACTCATGCACCCTAATAGAAGTTGGTTACTCTGTTGCCAACTTCTTAAAGTAATCCATCGCATCGTCTTCAGTCGAATCTGCTGAAGCTTCAGCTGATGAGATTACAGGTTCTTCTGCAACTGCTTCTTTGTTGACATTAGACCAAGGCACTTCATCTAGGTCTTCTGCAACTGATTCAGCTGTAGATGTTGAAACACCACCTGAAAGTCCAAGCACTCTGTCGAGTTTTTCTTTTAACTCGTCATATGACTTAAATTCATTCGGTGATATGATTTCAGTTAATGACTCAAGTGAACTATTTATGTCGTTCAACTTGTTTTCATCTTCAAATAATGCAGCTTGTGAATCAAATTCAGATTTGTCATAGTTCCAATAACCATCAACTTTTCTTATTTTGATTTTAAAGTTTGCACCTTCTGTTCTGAGGTCAAATGGATTGATAGGCGCTTCGTCCTCGAATGCAGGACTAATCGCTTCTTTTAACATCTCAAATATTTTTTTACCGTATCGGTATTTAAATACTTTACCTTCGTTATCAGGATTTTTAGGGTCTGAAACAACAAAGATGTTAGAAACATAATGTAATCTACGTTTCTGTTTTCTTGCTTGTTCTTTATTCGCCTCAATACCTGTATTCCAAAGTTGAGTGTTATATTCGGATACAGGGTCTTGTTTACCAAGAGTCGTTAACGACTTCTCAATATACCAACCGCCTGGTCCTTGGAACCCATGGTCGAAGTATGATACCCATGGCATCTCTTCTCCTTCGGGTGTGGGTAGAAATCTAATTACAGCATAACCGTTACCAGATTTATCTAGTTCTGGTTTCCAGTAATTATCTTCGTAGGTTTTTTTCTCACCTTGAGTAGGTGAAGCAGACTCCATCGCCTGTCTAAGTTTATCTAATGATGTCGACATTGTATTCTCCTATAGTATCGCATTGTATTAACATTTTATCTTTAGGTCTTTAAGACCAAGGGCGTTAGAATAACCTAACTCTAACAACCTATACTCCTATTTATACAATAAGAAGTACCATTATAATTCATCTTATTGTATTTGTCTAGAGAGTTTTTCTTGAGCAGCAAAATATTATACATAATTATGTCTTTCCCCTCAGGATAGGATAAGCTAATATCCCACACACAATTCTTTTAATTTCCTAGCATACCGTTTCATATCATATGATAAGAATGATTTATATTTTTCTACTTTGTTCATGACTTCAGGATATATGAGTGTATCTGTAATCTCTATATTCCATCTGTCTGCAACTTGGGTTATATCAAGTATAATACACATTGTTTCTGGCGAAATTCTTTTACCCATGTATTGTTTAAGTAAATATGGATGTTGTCCATTTACAACGTCAAGAACTTCTCGTATACCTTTTTTCTTCAATAACTCTGTAACTTCGGTTTCAAATAGATAAGAAAGTTTTTGATGACGTTTCTTCCATTCAGTGAAACATTTATGTGCTTCATTTTCAAGTAAGTCTCCTACCCACAAATCTTTCTGACATAAATTTGCAATGTAAAAGTTTTTTAATTCGTCTTTATACTTTCTAGATAGTTTAGCAAAATGAAACTTATCTTTACGTTTCATATAAGCATTTAAAGTAGCATCTACTTTACCATTGTATTTTATAAAATCGTAACTCTTGGTATGAAAATGTAATTTGATACCAAGATAGAGTAGATATGCATCATAACCTTCTCGACTCAACCATTTCTCCTATCTTGAGCTTGTTCTTTTTTCTTTTTCTCCAGTTCTTTATTTACTGGTCTTTGTTGTGTTTGTGGTTGTGCCATTTTCTTTCTCTCTTAACCAATCTCTATAAGGAACTGGATTTTCTGTTAGTTTAAAATACTTTTCGTATTCTGCTTTATTTTCTTTTGACTTAGTCATAGTATCAACCCAACCACTAGATGATTCTTGCCATCTTTTTGAGTTAATCATGTAGTCGTGCCATAGTTGTTTCATTTGTAAAATATATGGTCTGTTATTTGAACCGTTTCGTTTAGTGTATTTGCCCAATATGGTTCAACCATGATTGAATGATAATGAGTTGCACCTTCTGTAATATCAGGATACTTACCCATAATGACATCTTGAGCAATCACATATGATTCAAAGAATGTATCAGTGTCTAAAGGTTCGTCTGACTTGCCATCGCAAAACCAACTAAACTGACATTTGTTTCTGACAGGTATCATATTGCCTTTCCAGTTTTCTCTCATCTTTGCTTGATAGACTACACCACAAATATCTTGTGGATAAGCATTATGTTCCATACGATTGAAAACAACCTGTGCAACTGCAACCTTGCCTGCAAGTGGTTGATTGCCCGCTTCGAAGTAAATGTTTTTTGCAAGACAAACTGCCTCACCATTCTCATCAAATGCCTGAGCCTTTAGAGGCATTAATAATATAAACATAAGAAAAGCACCAAATCCCATACCAAATAAAAATGATTTGTACATTAGAGTCCCCTTATACTTTATCTCTTCATCAATGGGTTTTCCCCACTTGCTATTTAACATATCTTTACGTTATGATTGTCTTTTCGTCTGGTACTTGGATTTTAGTTTCACCTGTATGTGTTTTCCATCCGTTTTGAATTGTTTCTGCTGTATCTGTTAAAAAGATATAATTATTAAACATTACATCTGTTGGGTCTACCGTACCTGATGCAGCTATGCCTTTTGCAAAACCAATTTTACCTTCAGCACCTGAGACCATTAGTCTAGGATTTTTAAGTATTACTGGTTCATCGTTTGTAAGTTCACCTACGAACTCACCTGCTGGTGTCACTACCGTGACTATATCACCTATTTTCATATTTTACTCCGTTGAAAAGAAACTTGTCAAACTTGCACGTGAAGCCATTTCTCTATTAATGAGTTTTAGACTTTCCGCTTCTGCTTGAAGTTTTTCTTTGAGAGGATTGGTCAACAACCGTTTCGCACCCTCTGGTTCTATATTATTTAATTCACAAACTTTGAGTATTGCACTCATAACATCTGCCTTGTTTGAGAGACATAATTTCTCTACTTGTTCTGAAAATTCTTTTCTAGTTATCATTATACTCCATATAAAGTTTTGTATCGTCTACGTAAGTCATAAAGACTTTCAACATAGTCTGTTGGATTTGCACTGAAAATTTGAAAGTTTCCATCTTCCATACAAACTAATGCTGTAACCTCTTCGATTGCTTTGCCTGTAAGTTCTTCAACCATAATAGCATATGCAGTCATTTGATGATACCAAGGTTGTGCATGTTTTTCGGTTTTAAATTTACTTGAAGTTTTAAAATCAATTATACAAAGATTGTTATCGAATAATCCTACACAATCAACTCGACCTGCCATTTTTAAGTTACGTGAAAACAATGGTGCTTCTAAAGCAATAGGAATTATTTCATCTAATATAGGTCTAATGCCTTTGAATTGTGCCTCTTGCATGACATCATCAAACTCAATGTAATCTTTTTCTTTACGAAGATAATCTTCTATGTGTTGATGCATTGAAGTTCCACGTTTTGCAGCTCGTGTAGATATCTTATTTGCTACCTCTTCACCAACTCGTTCTCTCCATAATTTAATTTGGTCACGTGTAAGTAATGATGTTACGGTTGTAACAGAAGGAAATCTATCACCATTATCATCAACATAAAAGCGTTTGCCTTCTTCAGTGATTGTTTTTAGTTTGATATCTTCGAGTTCATGCAACTCAATGAGTTGAGTTTTTAATTTTGTCATAATGTATTATACATATTTTTATTTGTGTTATGAAAAGAAAGGAGTTAGTTCGACTTGTTTTTCTTGTTTTTCGAAAATGGTTACCACTCTAAATCTATGATTTGTAGATTTTACCATTCCAATATATCCAGTTGTTTTTAGTTCTGCTTTTCTATACATTGGCAAAACTTGGTCTAACCAAACTAAATGACCTTTATCTTCTAAAAGTTTTACACACTCTTTAAGTATGGTGCCTCTTTTAACCATGGTTGTTCCATAGTGTTCACAATCTTCTACTGAGTAAGGTGGGTCTGCTAAGATTAAATCAAATTTCTCATCAATAAACTCAGACATATTATGTGCATCACCCAAATAATCTGGTTTCATTTTAGGATTTATGTCTATAGTTTTACCATCTATAATTTCAGTATCAACCTTACCACCAAAAAGATGAAAAACTTTTTTCTTATCTGGAAACAATGCTTTGATTCTTTTTAAATAACCATGAGGATATCCACCATAATATGTAGATTTTACTTGATAGTTATTACCCATAACCCAAGTTCCATAAATTCTATCATCTTCACCGATAAAAACACTTTTTGGAAAGTCTAGTTGTGAATAATAATGTTCTAATCTTTCTTGGTTATTCATTAATGTATTATACTATTTTTTGTTCTGGATTGCAATATGTTTTTTAATGACCTCTTTGGTCTTAATATCTTTGATAGATTTGTTGCCGTGTGTGTCAGCTAGATTGCTATTGGGATGAGCTTCTGCAACTTTGGATAATACCTCGTTAAAACCAGACTTTGCAAATTTGCCTTGAAGTCCGTGGGATGAGATAACTTTTGGTGCTGATAATTGTTGTAAAAGATGTGGATTATTTTTCTTAAATTCCTCTAAATCTTTATAAGACATTATGTGGTCAACAAACTCACCAGTCTCTTTGTTTAAGAATTCATAAGTCGGCATCTTGTATCCTTTTTATAACTAATTCTTTAATTCTTTTTTCTGAGTACCAAAGACCACTAAAGACTGATTCTTCATTGTCCGGCCATTGCACATAATATCTTTTATAACCAAATATTCTGTCATAAAAGATTCTCACGTTACCATATGATTCTAATAAAACTCTCATGATATAAATCCTGCATGACCTTCATACATAAATTCTGGAACTTCTCTTTTTGTCCATACTGCAAAAGGTTCTTTATATTGTCTGTAGTATTTATGATACGCCTCAAGGGTACTTTCTGATTTGACATCGTCAGGCATACACTGAGGTGGTTCTGACCATTCGCCAAGATTGATATTCTTTGGTAGTTGGTCAAGCAACTCTCTGAGTTTAGTATCAGTCATATGAACTTTGCCATATCGATACGTATATTCGTCACATAGATGAGCAAACATATCATATGCATACTGATACTGAATCGCATTCTCTCTGACCCAACGTGTCGAAGGGTGATTTATATGTGAAGCTTTATACATAATATTATCCATGTTTGGATTTTCTAGTCGCCATCTTTGTATTCTGCGACCACTCGATGTATCGGTGTATTGTATACCGTCAAGCATACGATGAGCTGTTGATAACATTTGTGCATACTCGATAATCATTTTTACGACATGCTTGTCGCAATGTAGTTTTGCTGATACTTCAGGTTCTTTGTGTAAGTAAAATAAATTCATAATTTCACCATTTGTTTTGGTCTATTCCACGAGTATTAAAATCGCCCTTTGTTCTAGCGGTTCTATAATCAAAAGGAACTGATACTGAAAATGGGTCTGATGTTCCAGTACCAACCCATTCAGCTGTATTGTAAATTGTAGAAGGATTTATATGGTCTAGATATTTGTCAACCCACATATCATTCTTTTCACACCACTCTTCAATCTCTTCATATGTTCCATATACAAGTGTTCCCATTTTGTAAGAACTACCATCTGCATGAAGAACTCTTGCAATTTCTTGGTGAGATATACAATTAGATACCATTTAATAACCTTGAGTCATATGTGAATAGCATTCGATATCGCCTTCAGAAAGTTTTTTGCCACAAAGACAAAGACCTTCATCGTCTTGTATGATTTCGCAACAATCATCTAAAGCTGCATCAACATGTGCTTGTTCTGACTCTGATAAATTATTGTAATTTTCTATTGCTTCTTTTAACCAATTCATATTTTCTCCTATCTTAGATAATCTGGACCGTATAGTCTCATTGTTCCCATTGGTATCTCATAACCTTCTAAGAGATTACCTCTTGGTTGATTTAATGCTGGTGTATTCCAACCTGCTGACTTTAACACATCACCTACTTTGAAATTTTTGAAATTAGTCTTATTAATGAATCCCCATACACACCTCTGATTCTCATCTTCTTGTATGATTTTGATATACTTTCTTCCTTCAGTATAGCTGAAACTAGTGGTGTTACGTGAATGTTCCCATGTTTCGTGCATAACATATGTTAATCTCTCACACAATTTATTGACTTTTGCATACAAGTCTTGTTCTTGATTTACTTCGTTTACTAATTCTGATAGTTTCATATTTTCTCCTTTATTACTCATCATGTATAGGATAACAGAAAATGAGGGTCATTGTCAAGCATTTTTATAGTAGTTTAATCAGTTGTTGTTCCATCTCACACTTTAAATTCTGAATAAAAGACTTATAATCCCCATAGGGACCATCCCATAAAGACATTTTTAATTCTGTATATTCGGGATATGCAGAATAAGGGTAGATAGCAAACGAATCTGCACCGCTCTTATGACAACCGTTTTGTGGTCTCTCATAACCAGGTTTAGATTTGCCTCTATACTTGACAGAAAATAACCTTGATTTTAATATTTTTCTTATCTTAGGGTGATATCTATACATGATAGGTATTCCTTTAAAACATGATGATTCATGTATGGGTGATTGGTAGTCAGATAGTTTCATATTTTCTCCTTTACTTTATTACTCTTATAGTATATAAAAAAATGAGGGTCATTGTCAAGCTTTTGTTTCTAGATAATGCAAAAAGGCTTTCTTTTCATTGACTGATAAATCATTGATAGAATTGAACTTAGACCATGTTGACCCAAACGATGTTAATTTATTACCACATGTAACAGCGGCATTCCACATTTCATCGTCTTTGGGATATAGTTTGTTTTCTTCTGCAAGTGTAATCATTTCACGACCATACTTGACTAATTTTTTGACGTTAGGTCCATCATCATAATATGAAAATGTAGACATAGTTTTTCTCCTAAAATTATATTGAATCTAGGGTATCAAAAAATGATGCCTGTTGTCAAGCAGTTTATAGGTTTTTTTGGATATTATTAAGTCTCTCGATTTGTTTCTGAATCATCTCTGACCGATTGGGCCAATAGATGTAATCTTTATCAGAATCTTTCATGAGATTTTCTAATAGGGGTCGAATGAAGTCATCCATTTGATTGATAACTTCTGTTGCTGATGTGGTTTTTTCTACTATCTTTGTATCAACAGCCGCCAATTCTTCGGCGTCCATAGCTGTAAATCCAAAATCGTTGTATTCTATATCTGACATGCTTATATTTATACGAGTTCTATAGTAATATGACGTTCTATTTCTTCACCGTCTCCGTCAATCATACTCAATTTTAATTTATCATCAACTTTATATTGTAGTATTTTAGGACTTACAATAAAGAATTGACTATCTACATCTGTATCAAAATCATTATATTTTGGGCGTCTGTATTCGTTGAAATAATAAAGTGGTAACTTTACAAAATGTTCAGACATAGGATACATTGAAAGATTATATCCGTTCTGAATATTTAAAATTACAAATTTACTAAATCGACAACCTAGAATGGTTGAATAAGTGTTAGGCAAGTCTACACGAAGAACGTTACTATCGATGTTCGGTAGTTCAGTTTCGTAAGACTCGCTAACTTGATTGATGTCTAAAGATTTAATGGTTACTTCTTTAGAAGTACCCACCATCTTGTCTATCGATTGTATCTTCATCGTTCTCAGAATCTTTTGTTGTCTCAGCTGAAATGAAATCGCCTGATTCTTGGAGATTAGCGATAAAGTCTTCAGTCTCTTTTGCAAATGCTTCGACCATTTGAGTCTTAGTCATTGTCATGACAACACTATCAAATCCTAATGATTGTGCTTCACCAAAGATTGTTGCTTTGGTCATTTTATTCAATTCATCTGGATTTGGTATTGTAACTTCTTCGAACTCTTCTTCTGTTTCTTCTTCTGCCTTAGCATCTAGTTTTGCTTGAGCAGCTGCGAGTAGTTCTTCTTCTGAGTCATAAGTTGGAATAACTTCTTTCTCTTCGTCTACAGATGCAACGATGTTTTCAGGTTCACTTACTTTCGCTGTGATGTTTGGTGCGTTACTAGCACTGATAACAGGTTTTGTAAAGTTGCCGTATTCTGTTTCAACCTCTTCGTCTTGAACTTTAACTTCATCTGGTCCGCCATCTTCTGTTGGAGTTTCTACAACTTCTGGTTCTTCCCAATTTGAAACGATTTCCATTTGCTCATCGATTGAATCTGCCTTTTTAATTTCTTCTTCTATGTTTTCTAGAGAAGAAGAAATGTCTTCAACTTCAGGTTTATCCCAATTTTCCATAGGGTCAGACGGTGGGAAAATAGGTTCTAGTTCATCTTGCATTTTTTCAGATTCACTAGGTTCAGGATTTAAAGCACGTGCTGTTGCAAATGCCTTAGAAGGTTTCTTTGTGATACCCTTTTGAAGTGTCTCTAACTTTTCTTTAAGTTCTGCTAGTTCTTTTTCTGCTGTCTTTCTTTGTTGCCTTTCGATAGCAGCTACGTTTTTACTTTCTGCTAATTTAAGTTCATAGAGTTCACGTTTTGTTTCTGCATCTTTAGCTGTTAACTCTTGAATTCGAGTTTGTGTTCTCTGTAAGAAAGTTTGATATTCGATATTTGCTTTTGCAACTTCATCTCTGACCATAACCAAAGCATCAATGTCTGTTAATTTAATTAGACCTGCTTTGAGTTGTTGTTCCATAAGAACTTGAATAACACCTAAAGTTCTAGGGTCTAGGGTTACCGTCTTACTTTGTAGTGATTCTTGAGCTGCTTCCAATTCTGTTTTTTGAACTGGTTCTTTTGATTCACTTGCGAATGTTGATTCTTCTGCCATAATTTAAAACTCCATGGAGTCGGACTCGACTAGAAAGTCTGTACATTGGAAAGTAAACATCTGACTTTCCGTAATTCTATGTATAGTCTCTGCCGACTTAATATATTTATCCAAAATTTTCGTTAGGAAAAGCTTTTTGGGCAATTTCCTTAGTTAGGTTTTTGAAAGGGTTTACCTTATCTTTTACCAAATCTATCATCTCAGCTTCTTTAGCTGGAATGCCTTCTAATAATTGAATCCACATAGATTCACGTCTTAGTTGGGGGACTTGTTCTGTTACATAATATTTAAATTTGTTAAATTCAAATCTCAACTGAGTCTCAGATAAATCTGGACCAGGTGCATCGTTAGGCGTATATGGTGTTTTGCCAGATGGCAAAGTTGATTTGATATTATCATTAAACAACCATTGCAATGTTTTTGCCACTGCACCGTTTGTTTGTCCAAAGACTTGTAAACCGTTTACTGCAAAGTCTTCGTTCTCTTCAGCTACAAGGTTTGCTTGGCATAATATCTCATATACGTCTGCGTTCTTTGTTAGTTCCTGTTTTTTAGTTACTAACTCCATTTTTGGTTTGTTAGGGGCGCCTTTTGGTCTGCCTCTACCTTTCTTCTTTACTTCAGTCATAATGTACTAAAATCTCCTGCATTATCTAGTAGTTGATTGAGTCTATGTTTAGTGAGATAAGATAAAACTTTACCTGTTATCACTTCTGTTTGTTCATACTCATTCAATATATTTTTTTCAATATCTTCAGGTATAAATTTTAAATCAATCAATGTTTGATTTCTTAAATAGTTACGATAGTATTTATCGTCCTTTTCCATAGTAATTCTTAAATACTTTTCAAGTATGGATTTACGTAATGGTGTTTGTCTAATGCCTGCATCTAAACAATCATCGTTAGATAATATATTTGGAATGCCATCAGACTTATCACCTTTTAGAATATGTTCTTGTAAAAATAAATTAGGGTCTTCACACTGCACCATTTGATTCAGGTTTGGTGACCATTGTCTAACTGAGTCATTGTGTAACTGCTGAAAGTCCTTGTCTCCTGAGACGATTAGGACTGGTTCAGTTGCATGTTTAACCAAGATAGCAATGATGTCATCTGCTTCACATCTTTCAACATACATGTAACGATACGGAAAGTTATCTCGTATTTCATCTTTGACTATTTGTAATGTTGAGAAGATGAGATTCCAATCTCTATCATCTGCCTCTCTTGATTTTTTTCTATTTGCTTTGTATAAAGGGAAGTATTCTCTACGCCAAGGATTAGCGGCATCGGTACAAAGTACAATGTCGCCATATTCGTCTTGATATTTCTTTTGATAATTGCGAAGAGAATTTAGAATCATGTGTCTCAACATGTTTTCGTTTATTTCGTTATCGTTGCTCTTTAATTGAGCCATGAGACCAGCAATAATGGTCTGAGTGAAGTCAATGAGTATCATAATCTATTTTCTTTTTTTTCTTTTGTAGCCTGTTCCTTGTTCTATTTCTGCGAGTCTTTCTGCATGTCTTTTTCTCATTGCCTTTTGATTACGTCTACGTCTTGAATCTTGTAACCATTCATTAGCATGTTTATCAATATACTTGTCGCAATCTGCTTGCATTGTTTGAAGAAACTCTATGTACTTCTGTTTTTGCTTTGCAGTCATGAACGAATATCCTTCAATAAGTTGTTCGTCATCTGATAGAGCTTCTCCAAGAGGATAATCTAATTCTGCTCGCATGAGATTGACTATCTTTCTTTTATACTTTAGTTGCTCAAGATACTTCAACATAGAGAACTTGGTCTTGTAGTTGTTGTCGAAAAATAAATCGACTTGATGCTCAACTTCACCCATCGCTTCTTGGGCTTTATCTTTCATTGCTCTTTGTATCTTATTCATCGTTCAAAAGTTTTACAAATTCTTCAGCGTCCATCAAGACTAAAGGTTTATGTCTGTTTCTTTTAATGACAACGAGTGGTTCATACCCTTTGCAATTACTTGATGCTTGTGCATATGCTTCCCAAACATTTACTTTCTCTTGATTCTTACATTCTACACTAAAAGGAAATTTTTGTCTAGAGAGTTTTCCCATTATGATATCTTCACCACTTGAACCCATTGGGCGTGATTCTAAATCTTCCGGGTCTAGATGTAAATGTTCAACGAGAACTTCTCGAAACCATTTTTGTAGATTGCGACCTTTTGCTTTGGCGCTTGATGTTTTCATAATATATTAAAGTTGTATTGCTGTTATTTTATTTTCGTCTGCCTCTACTTTACTTAGGTCAAAGTTAATTGAAACTCCACAACCACAGGCTGCTTCTTCTTTGGGATTTATAAATTTAAAAACTTCATTCAAACCTTCTTTACGATAATCGAGTGTCATGCCAAGAAGATAAGGTATTGAAATCTTATCCATAAGAAATTTAAGTTTACCAAAATCTATGACGACATCTTCTGGAAGAGGCTCATGATTAGCAGAATCAAAAACATACTCAAAACCAGCACAGCCGCCTCCCTTAATCCCAAGCCGTATATAAGCAAATTGTTCTTCTTTTTGTTTTTGCAAAAGTTTTTGAATAGCTTCATCTGTAATTTCTATAATACTCTCCATCGTATTATTTAGACCAAGTCTAATCACATGGGTTAGGATTTTCTGGATTTGCCAATCTTGCTTTATCTCGGATGCATTCATAAGGTATTTCAAGTTCTTGGTCTTCAGGCACATACAGATGATTAATCAATGACCTGTTGCAAGTATCGATTGCATCATAGATTGTTTCGCAGATTGCTTCGCCGCCTAGATTGAATGATGTGTTGAATATAATTGGACATCCAGTTCTTTCATAAAAACCTTTGATGAGATTATAGTAATTAGGATTCTGTTTCTCAGTGACCGTTTGAATACGACATGTATTATCACCGTGAACTAACGTAGGGATTGTTTCAAGCGCTTTAGGTTTGCACTGAATGGCAAACGACATGTAAGGCGATTCTTTTAATTGTAACATCTCAAAATATTCAGAAGCATGTTCTAACATTACCGTACCTGCAAAGGGGCGATAGTATTCTCTATTCTTAATCGTGTTGACAATGTTTTTAGCATCGTTGTGTCTTGGGTCAAATAAAATAGAACGATTGCCTAATGCTCTTGGTCCCCATTCTGAATGATTTTGAAAGATAGCACAAACTTGCTGATTGTCTATCAGTTCGTCAAGAATCGAATCTAAGTCTCTATGAATTTTCGTTACTAACATAATCTAATGCAACTCCTACTGCTGTACCACCATCGTGTGGTATTGGGTCAACAAATATCTGATGGTCAGGAAATGCCTGAAGATATTTGTAATTGTTTGTGCAATTTAAACTGAAACCACCACTGAGAATAATATTCTTACAATCAGGTACTAAATCGATACCCTTTTGAATGGTTGCGATTGCACTTGCAAGTGCTTCGTGTTCGAGTAAATTTGCTGACGTATGTTTTGAGTGGTAGTTAGTCATGTGAATTGTTTTATCAGCATACGATGCCATGCCCATGACTTTACCAGCGGCACGACCTAAGTCATCACACCCTAATGCATGAGACATGTTACTGAAGTTCATACCGTTTGACGGCATTGATGTGAACTCGACTTCGACACCATCGATTGTCTGAGTTTCAGGTGTCTGACAATGAAGAAAACCTTCAGGCCAAAGATTGAAATTCTCGCCTTGCATTGCATCAACAAAACGATGATTGCTCATACGTTTAAAGAGTGGCGTGACAACATGGTCTTTAGCGTGCCAGATACATTCGATTTCTTGATATTGCGGCCAGTCCTCTTCGTAACATTTTGCACCGCCGCCGTCCCATGTAATGACGATTGCCTCGTTGAAGGGACTTAAATGAAATCCACAGATTGCATGATACTTATGATGTTCTGTAACATCAAACGAACTTGTTGCATGAACAAACTGATTCAGTATTTGTCCGTTGATTGCTTCGTCATCGCCTGATTGACTGACTAAATCACAAATAGGACTTTCTTCGTCTTCTGCAAGTTCTTGTAAGCGTTTTTGTGATAGTTGTTGTGCAGAAAGTTTCGGTAAAAAATCTCTTTGTGCAACTCTGTCTGTAAGAAAATCTTCGACAAACTGAACGTGAAAATCTCTTCGGTCAAAACTGGCAAATGCCACATGGTCAGCGTCATGTAATTGTTTGTGGTCGATTGTCAACAACTGAACCTGATTGATTGGGTCATTGAGATACTCTTCAGGTGAGTGGTATCCTTTGTCTCGATAATTGTTAGGTGCGTGTTTCAGTAATCTAGGTGAGAAGTATTTTGCTCTACGACTGCGTTCTTCTTCAAAGACACCTGTGATGTTGCCTTGTTCATCGACAACTGCAATTGATGTATCGTGTGATTGATTGATTCCAAGAATTTTCATAATGTAAATGTATATAGTGTTAAAGTAGTTCGTATTCTTTTTTTAATTTGGATAACGTAACAAGTTTTCTATCTAACATGTCGGTGACCATTTCTGACCGACCTTGTTTTTTGCCATAATCGTAGGCGTAATACATAGTGCCACCTATCCAAAGTAAGTGAAAGACGAGTATTGAAAATGTATTCATGTCCATAGTTTTATTTAGGTGCCTGATTGTTTTGTTTTATATCCTTGCAAAAGTCCGGTATCGGCCCATTTTGTGCCATTTTCTTGCATGTTCAGATAAGGACCTGAACCTGTTGCAGTGCGATAGTCTTGCACAAACTGACTTTCAATCGTATGAAAGTCTAAAGGAATATCGACCGTGACTTGACCAAACATTGAAGGGATTGTTTCAGTTCGCATTTCTGCCCATACGCAATAGATATCGATTGTATCGCCTGCTGTGAGTGCATCATGAATATACTTTGCGACACCGTAACTTCTTGCTGATTCTGACTTGCCGACAAGACCTCGACAATAACCTTCCATTGTGCCTTTGAGACCGCCTTTGTCTTGACTGCCGCCTATCTTTTTAATGATGCCATTGTGCGTGATGAGGTACACACGTCCACGTTTGTCCTTGAGTAAGTCAATGTCAATACATGCATCGAATTTTAATTTACGTCCCTTCCGAATAGCAAACGAACCTGCATGAAGCACGTTTGAGACTTGTGCAATGTGCATCTCAGTTTGATGTGTTTTCATAATTATGTTCGTAAGGGTCATAATCATCATCATCATCGTCATTGTTGTTTTTCGTCAGCTGAATATACTTCTGCGTTCCGAGATAGACGATGTAGACAAAGAAACCACCGAGTGTTCCCCAAAAGAGGACATTCAGTGCAAAGTCAAAGAGAACAATAGGTACGTTCCATAAAAATTCTAACATATAGATTCCTTAAAAAATAAAATTGGCAGGGAGGGATTGCACACATTCATCATGTACTAAAATTGTGGATTTTGTGATATTTAATCCCTTTATCCCTTGCCCGAGTTTATAAGCGTCTGCTTCCACCCCTATTGTTTA